TGATCGCGCAGAACCATGCCGAGATGCTGGGGCTCTGGCCCAAGGCGCCCGCGGGCATCTACTCGGCCGGGCTCGGCCGCCGCGACGCGCGGGCCCGGATCCTCTTCGCCGGCATCCAGTCCATCCACGACAAGGCGACGCGCATCGGCCATGCCGATCTGGTGCTGATCGACGAGGCCCATCTGATCCCCGGCCGGTCGAACACCATGTATCGCCGTTTCATCACCGACCTGCAGGCGATCAACCCCGCGCTGAAGGTGATCGGGCTGACGGCGACGCCCTTCCGGCTCGACAGCGGCATGCTGCACGAGGGCGAGAACGCGCTCTTCACCGACATCGCCTACGAGGTGTCGGTCCGCGACCTGATCGATCAGGGCTTTCTCTCCCCGCTCATCTCGAAACAGACGAAGACCCGCCTCGACGTGACCGGCGTGGGATCGCGGGGCGGCGAGTTCATCGCGCGCGACCTCGAGGACGCGGTCGACCAGGACGCCATCACGCGCGCCGCTGTGGCCGAGGTGATCGCCCATGGCGAGACGCGCCGGTCCTGGCTCGCCTTCTGCTCGGGCGTCCGCCACGCCACCCACGTCGCCGAGGAGTTCCGCCGCCGCGGGGTGAGCTGCGCCACCATCTTCGGCAAGACGCCGAAAGACGAGCGTGACGCGATCATCGCCGCCTTCAAGCGCGGCGAGATCAGGGCGCTGGCCTCCATGGGCGTGCTGACAACGGGCTTCAACGCGCCGGCCGTGGACCTGATCGCCATGCTGCGGCCCACCAGGTCGGCCGGTCTCTATGTCCAGATGGCCGGACGGGGCACGCGGCTCGCCGAGGGCAAGGAGAACTGCCTTGTTCTCGATTTCGCGGGCAATGTCCGCCGGCATGGCCCCATCGATCTGGTGCGGCCGAAGCGGCCGAGGGGACAGGGCGACGGACCGCCGCCCACCAAGATCTGCCCGGAATGCGGGACCATCGTCGCCATCGCGGCGCTCGAATGCCCTGACTGCGGTTTCGAGTTCCCCGGCCGCGAGGTGAAGCTCGAGCCGACCGCCTCGACGCTGGAGGTCCTGTCGACAGGCAAGCCGCAATGGGCCGCCGTCACCGACGTCACCTACAGGCGCCACGAGAAGCGCGGCGGGCGGGTCTCGCTGAAGGTCACCTACCGCTGCGGTCTCGCCTTCCACACGGAATGGGTCTGCTTCGAGCACGAGGGTTATCCGCGCCGGAAGGCCGTGAGCTGGTGGCGCGAGCGCGCGCCCGAGCTGGAAGTGCCCGAGTCTATCGATGAGGCGCTCCTGCTGGCGGACCGGCTGCGCCGACCCACCGAGATCGCTGTCCGCCCCGCGGGCCGCTTCACCGAAATCACCGCCTACAGGTTCGCCCCATGCCTTACAGCCGTTCCGGGCTCTGCGCCGTCTGCCACCGAGAGCCCCGTGGCTGGGGCTGGTTCGACGCGCGCTTCCGCGTCTCCGACCCGCGGCGCGACACGAGCCGCCGAGACCTCTGCAGCCGCGCTTGCCAGGACATTTGCCACCGGAGGTCGGGCATGATCGATCCGACCCCCAATGAGACGGCGGCCATGGTCGAGGGCGGCAAGGCCGGCGGCGCCTATCTCGACAGCCTCGGCCGGACCGATCTCGCCCAACTCAGCGAGGAGGAGTGGGACACCTTCGTCGAGGTGATCGTCACCGGCTACTGCGACCACCTGCGCGACCTGGCGGCGAAGGACCGCGCGCGTCTCGACGGCATGATCCCGGAGGTGCCCTTCTGATGGCGGACACCTCGTGGATGGCGCGCGTGGGCGCGCGTCTCGTGACCAACGGCTACGCGATCCTGCCGATCGCGCCCGGCACCAAGAAACCCGGCCAGTTCACCCGCGCGGTCTGGCACGACTACCCGCAGTGGAATCGGCATGCGAGCCGCGCCACGACCGAGCTCGAGGTCACGACCTGGTCCAGCTGGCCCGACTGCGGCGTCGGAATCGTCGGCGGCGCGGTCGCCGCGCTCGACATCGACGTCGCCGAGGATGGCGAGCTTGCGCTGCGCATCGAACGACTGGCCCGCGAGCGGCTGGGCGACACGCCGGCGCTCAGGATCGGCAAGCCACCGAAGCGGCTGCTTGTCTATCGCACGCGAGAGCCCTTCGCCGGGATCCGGCGTGCCCCGTTGGAAATGCTCTGCCTCGGACAGCAGTTCGTGGCCTATGCCGAGCATCCCGACACCGGTCAGCCCTATGCGTGGCCGGACGAGGGGTTGGCTGACCTCGACATCGAGAGTCTGCCCGCCATCGACGCCGGCCGGGCGGCAGCGTTTCTCGACGAGGCGCTGGCGCTGATTCCGCCCGAGATGCGCCCGAAGAGCCTCGGTGCGAAGACGGCGAACGGCGCAGCGCACCCGAGTCTGCCGGCCCACGCACAGGCCGGCACGCTGGCGGCGATCCGCAGCGCGCTCGCCTGGCTGCCCAACGCCGAGCTCGACTACGACAGCTGGATGCGCATCGGCATGGCGCTGAAGGGCGCGCTGGGCGAGGAGGGTGCTGCGCTCTTCGCCGACTGGTCGGCGCAGGCCGCCAAGAACGATCCGGCCGCGACGGCGAAGGCGTGGGCGAGCTTCAGGCCCGCGCGCATCGGCGCCGGCACGATCTATCACCTCGCCATGGAGAAGGGCTGGCGTCCCGATCCCGACCTGCTGCTCGACGGCAGTCAGAAGGTTTGCTCGGGCGACGCGCATCCCGCGGCGGGCCTCCTCGCGCGGCTCGCCCAGCCTGAAGCCCCGATGCCGATCCTCGCGCCTGCGCCGTCCTTCACGCTGACGATCCCAGGCGGGCTCGTGGGCGATCTCGCGCGCTACATGATCGACACGGCACGCAGACCGCAGCCGCTTCTTGCGGTGGGTGCGAGCCTCTGCGCCCTCGGCGCGCTGATGGGGCGGCGCTACCGCACGACGACCGACCTGCGCACGAACCTCTACATCGTCGGCATCGCGGACAGCGGCTCGGGCAAGAACCACGCCCGCGAGGTCGTCAACGAGCTGTTCTTCGCGGCCGGCCTCGCGCACCACCTGGGCGGCAACAAGATCGCGTCGGGCGCGGGGCTCCTGACCGCTCTCCACCGTCAGCCCGCCATCTTGTTCCAGATCGACGAGTTCGGGATGTTCCTTGCGGCGGCGGCCGACCGGAAGCGCAGCCCGCGCCACGTCACCGAGATCCTCGACAACATGACCGAGCTCTACACCGCGGCGTGCGGGGTCTTTCTCGGCGCGGAATACGCCAACCGGGACGGCTCGAACGAGCGGCGCGACATCGTCCAGCCCTGCCTCTGCGTCTATGGCACGACGACGCCGCTGCATTTCTGGGGGGCGCTGCAAGGCGCGAATGTCGTCGACGGCTCGCTCGCCCGGTTCATCATCCTGCCGAGCGAGGAGGACTATCCGGACGAGAACCGTAGCGCCGGGCTGCGTCGACCTCCGCGCGCGCTGATCGAGGGGCTGCAGCGGCTCGCCGAAGGCGGCGGCCGGGCGAGCGGTAACCTCGCCGGCCGAACCTCGGGCCCCGAGACCGCGGTCGACCCGATGACAGTGCCGATGGACGATGAGGCGCAGCTTCGCTTCGACGCGCTCAGCGACGAGATCACCGGCGAGCTCAGGGCTGCAGCCGGCACGTTCCAGACGGCCGATCCTTGCTCGGATCGCGGAAAACGCGGCCAAGGTCGCGCTCGTCCTGGCCGGGGGGCGGAATGCGGTCCATCCTGTCATCCGGCTCGAGGAGGCCGTCTGGGCGATTGATTTCGTGCGGCACTTCGCCCGGCGCACCATCGACGCCGTTGAGCGCCATGTCGCCGACACCGAGACCGAGGCGCATCTGAAGCGGGTGCGAGAGATCATCCGCAAGGCCGGGTCGGCAGGCGTCACCAAGTCCGAACTGACCCGCGCGTCGCAATGGCTCCGGGCGCGCGACCGCGACGACATCCTGCTCACGCTGGTCGAGAGCGGTGACATCGTCGCGGTGGAGAAGGAGACCGGGGGGCGGAAGGCCATGCGCTTCCGGGCGATGCGGTGAGGGTCGGGACGGTGCTTCCTTCAACCGCCCCCATCCTTCATTTGAAGGAAGTTTGTGCGCAAGCTCCCGTCCCGGAATGGAAATCCGGCGCGCGGGGCTTCTTTCAATATTTCACGCAAGGACCCTCGCGCGCGTGGATGGGAAGGGGTGCCACACCCATACCCCATGAAATAACTGAAATATTGAAAGAAGAGATTTATACTCATTCTGCCAATGGCTTGCGGCCCCACTTCCTTCAAGCGGACGGGGTGAAGCCATTGAAGGAAGTGCCGGGCGCTCCCGGCATCGACAACGTGACCGTGACCAGACCTCGCGATCCCGGTCCGGGCGCGCGTGCTGCCGCTCTACCCGAGCAGCCGTGCCGCCCCGGCCTCTCAATCGAAGAGGAGGTCATCATGGACCGCTCCCCACACATCGCTGCGGCGCCTCTCACGGCTGCCGGCACTCTCGACCGCTGCATTCTCGCGCTGGATCTCGGCACCAGCACCGGCTGGGCGTTGCGCTCGGCCGAAGGGCTGATCACCAGTGGGACCGCGAGCTTCAGGCCCGGCCGCTATGACGGTGGCGGCATGCGCTATCTGCGCTTCACCAACTGGCTGACCGAGATCGATCGCCTGTCGGGACCGGTCGCCGCGATCTGGTTCGAGGAGGTGCGCCGCCACGCCGCAACTGACGCGGCCCATGTCTATGGCGGGCTCATGGCCACGCTCACTTCTTGGGCCGAGCTGCGGGGCGTGCCTTATCAGGGCGTGCCGGTCGGCACCATCAAGCGCCACGCC